TGCGAACTGATGTCGTGCACTGGCGCGCCCGGCTCGCCGGTCGTCTGCGGTATGGAGCGCCTGTAGCGCTTCAGCCGGTCCATCAAATTGCCTGCACCTAGCATGCGGTCGGGCCGTTCCGTAGGGGTTTCATGTTTGCTGGTGTCCATGTAGAGGCGCGGCCACATCATGCGCGCGGCTTTTATGCGTGCCTCAGGGTTCGATTTCGGGATGTCATCGACTTTGCAATTCAGTTTCATCAGCAGTTTCCGGGCGCTGGTGCCGGACTTCGGATCGTGCTGGTTGGCATCGTGAGGAAGCCAGTCCGTTCCCCACTTCCAACCCAGCCGGTCGAGCGCCTGCAGCATGTTGGCGTAGGTAATGTGGCTGTCCTCAATATAGCCAACAATGTTGACAACGGACGGGTGCGGTTTCTGCACCAAGATCACACACATTAGATCGTTCCAGCCAAGATCCCACACGCGGTGCACCGGGAAGCGGGGGTCGTAAGGAATCGGGCGATACCGGCTCTCGGCGATCATCTCGAGCACCTCGGTGGCGTAGATCGCGCCCGCCAGGACGACGCGCGGCTTGCCTTCCCAAATATTGTCATAGTCCAGCTTGCTGTGAACCAGATCGTATTGGCGCAGCCGCTCCATCTCGGGCGTCCACCACCCGCAGGCGGCGGCGTCGCGCCAGTTCATTTCCTGCACCACCGCCCCCGGTGGAGTGTTGACAATAAAGCGCTCCCAGGCTTCGTCGCTGTCCAGATCGGGGTTGAACGTCGCCCAGCACTCGCTGTTTGGCGTGCGAAACAGCGTCGGCAGCACGGTCTGCCAGGAGCGCTTGCGAACCGAATGCGCCTCCTCGACCCAGAGGATGTCGAAGCCCTCAAAGGACTTTATTGAATCGACGGTATGCTCGGCCAGCCCGGTGAACCGAAACAGGGTCTGCCGCTTTGTGCCGCGAATCGCGTTGTCGGTCACGCGGTAGCAGGAGGACAGGCCCAGCGTTTTGATCTGATCTCGCAGCAGCTGGTGCACCGATTCCACCAGCGACTTTTGGACTTCGCGGGCGCACAGGATGCGCAGGTCTTGATGCACGCCCAGTGTCAACAATGCCCGAGCGAACGACCAAGACTTCAGCGATCCGCGCCCCCCGTAGGCAATCTTATACGGGTGCATCTCCATCAAGAATGCCAGCTTGCGCGGGAGCGGTAGCCGGACGACGCTGCCGGCGTCCTCGGGCGCCAGCTTGAGAGCAGCCGACACTAGACTGGCGGCAGCACAGGCTCGGCGTGGGGCGGCTCGACCTCGGTCGGCGGGAACACCGGGACGGACCCAACGTGCACGCTGACCGGTGCGGACTGTGGAACAACGCCATGCGAATCCAGATGCAGGGCCGCAATCAGCGCGTCGGCGACACCTTCGTCAGTCCAGCGCCGCGCCTCGCGCTGCTGCTCGAGCACTCGGATAATTTCTTCGCGATAGGTCATTTGCTGTCCTTCACCCGACTAGATCGACGCTGCCGGCACCAGGCCGAGGCGTTCCGTCTGTTGACGATTCCTGCGTGTCGCGCGGCTTGCCCGGCTCGCCGACCAGAAGCACTTCGATGCGCTTGACCTCATCGCCGGCCTGGGCGTCATCCTGCGACCGGTCGCTCCAGCCCATGCGGCTTTGCTGCCACCACTTGGCCGCTGCGAACGCGTCCTTGCCGCCCGATTCCATAGCCAGGACTGTGGTGCTGACCGCGAGGTGATCGATCGATGTCTGGCCAACGGCGATTTCACGCGCATAGTGACGCTTGAGCGTTTTTAGCTTGACGCCGACCAGCGCAGCGATGCGTTCCTGCGGAATCCCCGCCGCCACCAGCACCTCGACCTTCCGGCGATCGTCGGCGCTCGCGACATACTGCGCGCGGCCCCTCGGCTGGACAGCTGGAGCGGTGGCCTCCTCGGGTATCGGCTCACGCTTGGGTGGCTTGCGGTTGCCCATGCCCCTCGCTGGGCCATGGCCCATGCCACCAGCCGGGATGCCGCTTGCTGGCCGGTAGTTCGGATGCCCTGGCTGCGACGCGGGATGCGGCTTACGCGCGCCGGCCATGGTCAGTATTTCTGCGCTGGCCCGGCGGCCGGTGTCGGCGATTTGCTCGCGCTGAACCCAGCCGCGAATTGATCGTCCGCGTTGCCCGGCGCGCCCTCTGAGGACTTGTCGGCTTGCAGGAGATCCATGGCGATCTTGAGCGCCGCGCCGATCGAAGATGCCGGCTGTCCCTGCGCGGAACCGCTGCCCCCTGGCGCACCACCGCCGCCCATTCCGCCCATCGCATCGCTGTCGTCGTCGGACGTGTCGGAATCGTCCGGCTCATCGCCCGCGTAGACCATGTAAGACCCATCAGCGGCCTTGCAGATCGACACGATGCAAGTCTCGCTCGAGCCGGTGGTGTCCTGGCCGGCGTCCGCGGAGGTGTCGTCGCCTCCAGCTGCGCCCATGCTCGGGTCCGCGCTGCCGCCTGTCGGGTCTGCTGCTGGTGGTGGCATGCTCATCGCGGCGCCGGGTGCTTTGGCCATGTGTCTATCCTTGTTGGGTTGCTAGGCGGGTTTGACGGACGCCCTGGCCACGGTGACCTGGCGCAGTCCGCCGAAAATCTTTGCTGCGATCCGGACGCGGGTGTCGCTGCTCCACAGGCACACGCCGTGGATGTCGGCGAATGCGCCCTCGGTGATCACGAGCTCGACGCCATCGGCCAGCAGCGGCATGGACCTCACGACGCGATGCGCCACTTGCTCGGCGCGGATGATGTCCAACACCTCGACCTCGAGCGGTGTCGGGCTGTCGGCATGCGGCCCGAGCAGGCAGCGCACACCGGGCTGGCGCAGAATCGGTTGCCAGTGGTCCTCGCGCTTCCGAAACCGAACCAGAACGTAGCCAGGCCAGAGCGGCTCCTCGACCACATGCCAGATCGACGCCAGAACCGAATCGACGCGGCGGACTTCCACCATTGGAATCCATGCGTCGTAACCAGAGCGAATCAGATTCTCTAGCGCCCAAGAGCCGGTGCCGGAGCATTCGGCCACATACCAATGGGCGTCCGCCTTGTCCGCCCCGTAGTCGGCGTGGGGAACTACGGGGCGGACAGAGGGCTTGCGGCCGGCCCCTGGACGGGCACCACCGCTGTTGGGGCGAGCGCCGCCGCTATTCGCGCGTGCGCCGCCCCATTTCGACTTGCTGCTGATTGCCGGCGGGTCGCCGGCATAGCGCTGCACACCGTGTCCTTGCCGGGCGGGGGCGGAGGAATCGGTGGCTGTCTCATCCGCTGAAGCATGCGCGCCGTGACCGATGCAAGACGTTTTTTCCATGGCACTCATTTCGTCGTCTCCAGCAAAAACCCGATAAAGTTATGAATCTGCTGTAGTTCTGCGCGGCTCAGGATCACGCCGGCATTATAAGGCACCGGCCCGCCATCATTTTGCAACGCGAGTGTAAACAAATGCGGGTCAAGACTCTCCGGCCAGTCATCGCATGCTATATTCAACTCTGAAAAATTATCATTCTCTATGTTCCGCAGCTTTCCTAGTGTTCCGCTAAACCTCGGAACGCCATCCTCATACATGAGAATTCTTGTGATTGTCATCGCTACACCTCCACCGAGCGTGCCAGCCGATCGACCTCGAGCCGGTATCTCGCCTCTGCCATGTCCGCCTTGACCCACATCGCCATGGCTTCGTCTTTCGCAAAGTGAAAGGAATCCTGCCACGCCCGCATCGCCGCCTTGGCCTCGGTTTTCAGTTCCACTAGGCGCATCAATTCGCTGTCGTTCATGATGTTTGTCCCGTCCCTTCACAGACCGTGCACTGGTCGCCGACGTATCTCCCGCGCCCCAAATACCCCTTCCCGCCGCATGTCCAGCACCGGACGCATTCCGGCTCTGCCTCGCGCCTCGGCACTAGTCGCGCCACCACGGCCTCGGCAATCGCGTCGATGTCGGCCGGGTGCAGGCGCGCGGGGGCTGGCTCGGGCAGCGCGGTGCCGTCGCTGACCGCCGCCAGTTTCCGCTCGAGCTCAATGCCGTTCTGGCGAATTATCTCCTTGTAGATAGCCTCCAGCGGCTGGCCGACTGGCGACCAGTGCGTGGTGTAGCCGCTTGCGCTTGACGGGTCCGGCGCGATGCCCGATTGCAGGACGAGCTTCACAGGTAATGCCCCAGCACAAACAGCGCCGCCATCAAGAGCAGGGCCATGCCGAACAACCCGTCGATGCCGTCGCCCCATGTGCCGCTGCCAGGCTTGCAGAAAAACACCACCGAATAGGCCACCAGCGCCGCAGGAATGAGCATCCAAAGATGCACCGTTACGCCAATTTCCATGTCACACTCCATTCCACTTTGTTGTCAGACCGACGGCCCTCTGATCTCAGTTGCGCGGTGGGCGTCAGCGTCGGCCGCAGACTGCGCCGCCCGTAGACATGCGGCGCTGACCCATCCATCGATCCGCCGCACCGCGCGATTTCCGACAAGCGCGACCTCGACCCAGAACAACCCCCGGAGTTGCAGCCAGAGGTCACGCAACGCAAATTTTGTAAGATGCATATCGTTCACCCGTTCCACTTTGTTGTCAGTTTGTTGAGCCTACTTCCCATAACCGTCCTTGTGAGAAGTAAGCCCGGTGCGAAACTTCTGCCTTGTCATTTCATCTTCGTGCAGCTTCTCGGCCATGGAAACAAGGCTCGCAGCTATGAGGCTGGCCACAACTTCGCGAAGGCGCTCCCGGCTACGCGACGCATCCTCCAGCGCCACCAGCGATGCGACGTCGCCGCGCCTCGCCCTTTCCTCGATCGTCCAATGCGCGACCGCCTCGCGCACAAGGTCGGTGGG